GGATTTCCTGCATCCGTTAGGAATTGCGCAATCAATCCATTGCCCGTCAAATTAAAATTTGTGCCCGCACCAATTACCGCCGTGTTAGCTAATTGCTTGTAACCCGTAACGCTTGCACTTATGCTACCATTTAAGTAGTAATTAACCGATGACCCACCGCTTGCCGTTGATGGGAATGTAGCCAATGCACCATCACCTCTAACATATTGTGCTGCCGTTCCTGCACCCGTTACCGCTAATGTGCCATTGCTCGTTAGAGGCGAATTAGCGACTGCAAATGCTGATGGCATAGAAAGTCCAACAGAAGTTAATCCAGTGTCTATATCTGACCAAGATGCGGTTACAGTTCCACCATCTTGCTGGTTAAGTGTAAGTGTTTTTGTGCTTGTACCCGTTACAGCTGCACTATTTATTTTATCATTATATGCAGCATCCCAATTTGCTTGTGATGATGTTGTCGGTATTGAATAACCACTTGCTAACGCTAATGCTAATGTTCCTGCACTTGTAATCGGATTTCCAGAAACAGTTAATCCCGTTGGGACTGTCATATCTACCGAAGTAACCGTACCACCAGGTATAGTTGGGAATGTGGAAAGAGAGCCATCACCACGAAGATATTGTGATGTTGTTCCCGTTGGGTCATCAAACTTTGCATCAAGAGCATTTTGAAGATCAGTCTGATTGCTAAGAGTGCCTGTGATTTGGCCCCACACACCTCCACCCGTACTTACACCACTATAATTGACCACTACATATATGGGAGATACGTTAGTGCTAACATATATATCACTACTTGTATAATTTATCTTGATTACCATCTTTAACTTGTTATTTGGTCAACAACTTGCACAAAGCCTTGCATCCAGGTATAAACACCCGATGGAGTAGTAACTTGTAGTTCGTAATTGAACTCACCAAGAGTATAAGTAGCAGTAGTAACGGCACTCAAAGTAACTGTGCGTTCATTCGTAGCACCTTGAACAAAAATAGCATTATCCCAAGTAAATATTGTAGTTCCGGAACTATTCTTTGCCATAAGTTTAAAAGTATATGTACTTACATTAATAGCCACCTCTTGACACTCATCTTCCCAAAATGATAGTGGCAATACCCATGTATCACCTCTCTTGATTGCCCTTAAATTATGTTCTCCTATCATAATGTAAATTTAAGATTATTTATGATTATAATGCGATATAAGCTGCAACAACTGATGTGCCATTTAATGCCGTTCCAAGTGTTATAACAAATGACCCCGTAACTGTGTAGTTATAGTACCACTTGCCACCATATCCAACCGCAACAAGCTTGTGAGTGGCAGTATTCCTTGCAGGTATAGTACCACTTGCAACTGTATAAGTATCTACAACTGTAAGTTCTGTAAAGCCACCCGTTCCTTGGATAGTATAATTATAATTTGCAATACTTCCAATTGTGCTATCAAGTGTTATATCTTGTATATAACAATCAAATTGAAATACTTTATAATTGTTCTGAGCATCAATCATGTCAAGAAAGGCAGTAAACTTTGTATCACTTCCCGTAAAGAAGTCATCAAAGAACCCAATTGGGTGCATATAGCTTTGAGCCATTTTTACAAGACCGCTTCCGCTTATTGTAAATCCCCTTCTACCCGTAATATACTCACGATACAAGCCATTTGTCTTGGGAGCCAACTCCAAGAAATCCCTAGTCATTGTAATTGATGAGTTCTTGGCACAAGCCAATGGATAGACATTATCCTCGTAAAGATATGCTATAACTAACCCTTCTGCTTTTACTGCGTCTGCCATTATTGATATATATATTTATCTTGATAAGGGTCATAAGTAGGTGTTCCTGGTATATAATAACTAAAAGTCAAATTACCAAGACCTATATTTATCTCATCAACATTGTTTGAAATACTAACAAACATAGTTTCACCAGAATTTATAGTAGATATGTTGTTCAAATTTAACGTAAATAATTTAGGCAATGTTGTACAATCAACAATCTGTTGAGCCTTTGATACTCCATTTATTTTAAAATCAAATGTTACACTTGTTCCACTTGTTAAAGAATTAATTGTACCATTTACCTCACAATCTATGTTGACTGATATTGATGGAGTTCCTGTGTAAGTAAATGTATTCCCAGTTGCAATAGTAAAATCAGCAGAACTAACAATTGTCCAAGGAACTTTTGTGATTCCTATATATGTATTATTTGTAGGATCAGCATCAAAATTCTTTAATACATAATTATCAACATCCCTATCATTATCAAAAACTTCAAATAATGTAGCACTCCAAGTTGATGATGCAAAATCAATTTCTTTTAAGTTCAAAATAGCATACACCTTATTAGGGTCATCATCAACAAATTTAATAGTATTAATCAACCCTATTGGCTCAGTACCGCTACTCCATGTTAAACCAAAGAAGTTTGCATCAATTTTGTTCCTATCAACTCTATTAAACTGCCAATGTGCAATTGCATTTTCTTTTCTAAAACCTACAATTTCAGAAACATATCTTTTTCTATGCCATTGCCTATCAGTTAATGATATTCCATCAGCCCTTAAAATAGTTCCTTTGAAATTATTTGAAAAGCTATCATCAAAGTATATTTCAGTTTGATCAACCATTTTTAGTGTGTCTGTCTTGGTAAAAATTGACTGAACACCCGTAATATCTATTTCATACTGACCATTAAACCCCGTCAATACTTGAACTTGCAATGACTTATACCAAGACTCTTGACCACCACTCTCCCAAGTTCTAAAATCATTCAATAGAATGATATTTATATTTCCAAAATCTGGGCAAGGTTGAGAGTCAACACTAAGTGTTATCCAATCACTATACAATGGGTCATTAGATGTTAAGTATGATGTACCAAAGAATTGTTCATTTGTACTAAATGTTGAATTGGTTTGTACCCATGTTCCGTCATTTTTTAAATAGTAATTATTAACATTACCATATAAAATCACATAAGCTTGACGCTTTAGTCCATCATCTGTAAATACGTTCTTATATCTTGTATCAACGCTAAACCTTATTTTTTCTCCTTGTAATATTTCAAGATCAGTTGATTTTATCCATCTGTAAACTGCATTTGATGATGCAATAGCTGAATCAAATCTTATATAGTTATCTTCTAAAATGCCATAAGCACCATCATAAACTTCAACCCTTGTAAATGTACCAGTTGAAGGAGTTGTAGGAGTTGTGAATGTTGGAGCAGCACTTGTACCGCCTTCTTGCCTTGTCCAACTATTTACGTTATACGATTTGACATTTGATACATCACTAATAAATGAACCCCTTGCAAATGAACCATTTTGTACTATTTCATTAATTGGTTCAAAATTATACTGAACAATATCTTGCTTAGTCCTTCTTTTAAGGAATCTAAGCATTTCTGGCGTTATAGGCTTTACACTTTCGTTAACACCTACATTTACATCAAATCTATTATTTAACAAAGTTCTTACTCCAAGAACTGACCTAAAGCCTCTTATATTCTCACTTGGTGGGCAATACAACTCCTCAATCCTAAATATTACCCATTTACCCTTGTACATATAAATAGTCTGATTCCAAGCCATATTTATCTTCTCAATAGCTGTATAAGAATCATCATATTCAAGAACATCAATTTGAAATGCTTTTGCATCAATTGTACATTGATCAAACCCTGTGTACAATGCACCATCATTCATTGATGCATAGAACAAATTAGAGAATATCCTATAATCTACAAAGTTCTGTACTGCACCTTGCATTGCATATTCAACTATTTGAAATGGTGTAAAAGTACCAATCAATTCAGCACCATTGTTTCCAAGTTGAGTTTCTTTTAATAGTCCAATCCCCTCTGTTGCTCTAATTGTTAAAATGTGATTAGTATCAATCCAAGTCTCTTGGAAATCATCTTGCGTTAAGTATCCAATCCAATAATTACCCCAAGACCCAAAATCAAAATATACAATGACATCATCATCATTATCCATCATAAAGTCATCTGTGGTTACTCCACTCGCTGACCCAATTATATTCATTGTTGCCAATTGTGGCCTCAATGGTTTAAATATATTCTCATCGGTATTGAACTCACCCAAAGTAAATGGCTTGTCAGCACCTATCAACGTAGTAGATGCACCATTCCACCCTTCAAACTCAAACCTAACTGTGCAAGTCTGACCTTCAAGTGTCTTGAAACTATACCTATATTTTTCTGCTTTAGCCAACTCTATTGATTGTTGCGTTTGTTCTATTTAAAGCACCTACAAGGTCTGACCCTCTTAGGACTACATTTACACTTCCACTCATTCCTAATTGCCCAGCTCCAACACCTTGAAAAGATGGAGCAGCAACACCACCAATACCCAATAAACCACTTATTGACTTTAAGAACCCACCTCCACTACCTGCACCCCCAACTACCGCTCCTGATCCAGGAACTAAAATATTTGCAATTAATTTAATTATCCCTGTTGCAATTATTTTAGCAACTATTTGTGATATTGTTTGCAAAATAGTTTTAGCAAAATCTTTAAATGCAAACTTACCAGTTTGTAAAAAGTTTGAAAATAAATCAGACATAGGTGCAAAAAATACACTACTTAACGCATCTCTCGTTGAATTGAATTTTTCAATAATATTATTACGATATGCATTTACTTCTGTAATATTTTTTTGCAATGCCTCACTTGGAATAACTCCAAATCCTTTGCCATTAATTTTTTTAGGTACGCTAATACCTTTAGCTATTGCATCTCTTTGTATATTTACTTGATCTCTTGCTTGTCTATCAATTGAAGCATTTATTATTCTTCTATTACCTTGTAATGCTGCACTTAATTTAGCAGGATCGGCAACAATAGTGCCACCAAGAATATCACCAGTTGTTGTTTTACCAATATCTGATTGAGCCTTTTTTAATTCCTTAGTTGATTTAGTTAACTCAGTTGTATTTAAATTAGCTTTTGCAATGTTATTTACAATTGGATCAAGTTGACTAATATATTGGTCTTGAGTACCAGTTAGTTTTTTAATCTCAAGTTCCAACATCTTAACTTGTTGAACAGAACTTTTATATTGACTAAATGCATTTTGTTGCAATTGTACTGCTGCAAGACCTGTAACTAAAGTTTGTTTTTGACTATTTGCTAAATCTTTTTGTGCTTTAGCTGAATCTAAATTAGCAACCCTTAGTTGTTCTTGTTTTATTGCTAACTCTTCTGCATTCTTACTTAAAACAGATGTTATACCTGCTTCTTGTATTTTTAATTTTAATAGATTTTGCCTCGCTTTAGCATTATCTAAAATTAATTGACTTGATGCTTGTGTTAAAGCATTTTCATCTTTAATACCTGCTATAACATCTGGTGAAACCTTTTTTAACTCATTATAAGCTGCAAGCCTATCTTTTTGAGGATTTTTTAAATTAGTAAGTGTTTTTACTAATATATCAATCTTAGCAGATTCTGCTGCTACATTACCTGCTGCTTTTGCAGTTTCCTCATTATATAACTTTTGTTCTGCACTTATCTTTGGCGAAAGTCCAAGAATGGCATTCATTGCTTCACCAAGTGACCCATACTTTTGTATCAATGCAGTAACACCAGATATAACTGCACCAAAGGCAAAAGATAATCCAGCAGGCCCTATTAAAGATGCTCCAATTGATTTAAAAGCACTACCTACCCCACCTGCATCTTTTGTCAACTTACCAAATGAGTCAATGACTTGTGGTAAGTTATTTTGAATAGCAATAAATCCAAAAGGTAAATCTCTTGTTACTTGACTTAAAGAAAATAAAGCATTTGCACCATTGGCAGCAGGATTCTTCAACCCATTTAATGAATTGGTAGCTACTTTTACCGCTTCTTGTAACCCAGAAGCATCTCCATTAATAGGTATATTAATACTCATTTTCCTAATCTTTTAAAGATTTCTCTCATCTCATCTTCACTCATCACATTGTCACTATGCTCATCACCTGGCAACTCCCACAAAGCCTCTGGTGTTTTAGGTGCGGTCTTTGGGTCACCCATTAACCGCACCATTGTAAACATCAAAAGTCTTGTTTGCTTATATTTATCTACTTTTCTTTTTTCACTCCCTTTAATCATCAAAGAAAACTCCCTTGGACTTATTGAATAGAAATCATTAGGCAAAAGGCATAAATCACCAAACGCAAATGCTTCTATTTCTTCCCACGAGTAGTCTTTTTTTTTGCTTCAGGTTTCTTTTCTTCTTCTTTTATCTTCAAAAACTCATTTGAACTCCAAACTTGTATGATTGATTTTATATCATTCATTACTTTTTCATTGTTCAAATTAGCCTCAATAAAGTCTACAAAGAACTCAAAGCTATGTTCAATCTCCACATCCTTTATCAAGCAATTGTTGTAATAACCGCTATACAAAATATGAGCAATCCCAATCTCGTTTAGCTCATTATTTGAATATGCTTTGCCTTCTACAAACTTATCTGAAAGGTATCTAAACGATGCCATCCCAAATTTCAGTCCAATCTTAGTATCATTAATAGTAATAGTAGTATAGTTCATATTTAAGGTGTAACATCAATTGTTCCAGTAGAAGAGATAGTTCCAGAGAAGTTAATGAACTCAGTAGTTGATTGGTTGAGTGTCAAAGAAGTTACATAACCAAGAAACTGATGGTAATATGTAGCACCTGCACTTGAACCACTAACAACTGGATTCTGAACCCTTACGCTTACAAGAGTTTTGCCAACACTTGCAGCAAGCAATTCTTCATAAGAAATTTGAGAAACAGTTGGAGAAACTTCACAAATTGCATCAAAGTCTACACTTGCAGTAGCATCTGATACACTTGTCAAAGGCCCACAATTTGTTTGCTCGGTGGTGGAATCAAGAGTTGTATTAACTGATGATGTACGCAGACAAACGAGATTCTTATATGATGAGCCACCAGCTGCATCAATCTCTACGTTCTGCAATGATCCTAAAATTTGTCCCATTTTATTCTATTTTTGATTTACTAAATTACTAATTGTTATTATCTTTCTCGCAACAAATTTTTCTCCATCTCTCAATGGCAAATAACTTGATAAAGTTCTTTGTGTTGGATATACCTCAAAATATGTATCACTAAAACCATTCACTTGTGTATCTGGAATTAGTATATTTAATATTTGAGATGATATATTATCAACAATTGAATTATCATATATTCTATATTGCTCACTAAATATATCAATTATTACATCAACACTATTACCAAATGAGTTATTTGTATTTATCGCTGATTCGGTAATTGATGAAATTACTATATAGTTTTGTGGAGTAGTAGTAAATGGTTGTTGACCATATACAGGTACATTTAACCCATTATATGAAATAAATCCATTTAATGCACTTACATATATATTTCTAATATTATTAGAACTATCAAGCATTATATATCTATTTTTTTATTTGCAATATCTTGCAAATCTTGTTCAATAATCGGCAAAACATGGGTTACACTCGGATAAATATATGGTCTTGCTTGTAAATTTACTTGCTTTTTACCTTTCCCCTTAAATTTTGATGCTAAAACACTCCATTGCCCACCATAATCTATATAATATTTCCCTGTGCCAAATTCAACGTAAGCGGCATAATTAACTTGAGCAACAAGTTCATAAAAGAATTTCTTTACTTTATTTGCTGATATTGATGCTCTTAATCTTCCAGTATCAACTACTACTTTATTTTTAGCCTCTGTTGCCATTTGGTCAACTCCTATACCAATAGCAAAATCTAAAGCATTTTCAACCTTAACCTCTTCTTTATTTAATTTGGTTAAAGTTTCTTTCAATCCCTTTATCTCTATATTAAAGCCACTTGCCACTATATCACAACTTTTTTATATTGATGATAATTCAAACCCTCCCAAGATGGGAACTCGCTCATTCTATTGGCAACATCTGCATTCATCTTCTTACCCCTATTTTCATAAGACCAAGCAGTTAAAGTAAGTATATCAATAGCCAAATCCTCTGGAATAGCACTAAATCCACATTGATACTTAATTACATAAACACCTGGTGAATAAATCCAAATCTTACCACCTATTACCTCAAAATCACTATTCTTTGTTAGTATCTCGTAAGTGTTCATACCCGTCTTAATTTTAACCTCATCAACACAAAGCAATGGGCCATAAGGCACATCAATCATCCAAAATCCTTGGCTTTGTGTTGTCAACTCCACATTTATCCTTACTGACTTATTAACCAAAGAACAACCCGTCAACTTCTCAATATGCACTCTTGCACCATTTACGAGTGATGAAATCAACTCATCATCAGTATCGTAATTTGTAATACGAAGCCAATTTTTAGCATCAGTCAAACTTACTGGCTCAACCACCGCATCAGCTAATATTGTTATCCCGTCTATATATGTCATCTTTAACTATATTTATTAACCATTTCTCTGAACCAACTCTCAAATTCATCAAGCGTTTTTCTCGTATCAAATTCTCTTGATCTCGCTTTCGCTTTCCTTGATGCCCATGAATAGGCTTTTTTGTCATCCAACTTTGTAATGGCTTCAACCCACTCTTTGACATTGTCCCTATTTTTTATAAATATACCACCTTTTTCACAATTCTCCTTCAACCCAGGTGTATCAGTGCAAATCACAGGAATCCCACTACACATTGCCTCGGTTGCAGTCCTTCCCCAACTCTCGTATTTTGATGGCATTAATAGTATTCTTGTTTGTGCATACCATTGATTAATATTAGGCGAATTGGCGACATATCTCACATTTGGCAATGTTGGTGTTATTTGTTCATCGTATGACCCTAATACGCCTAAAAATGATTTATGTGGCATTGCCCTCGCAATCTCTGCAAATATCTTACCGCCCTTGTTCTCGTTTAAGTTTATTAAAGTGATATATTCACTCTTCTCTGGTTCATTACCTACATCATAGTAATTATAGTCAACGGGTGGAGTCACTATAAAATTACTAAATTTATAGTTCAAAAGTTCTTTTAACCACTCTGAATTGTAAATAATGTGCTGATTCTTTTCAGCATCTATAATCTCAGGATATGGATGGCTATTATGAATTAAGTGGAATACTGGTTTTTTGTAAAGTTTGGCAGTATGAATTGTCCATCTTGTGTAATCCAAATGCGTGAAAACCGCATGACTCCACCTCATTAACCCATCAATTACATTTGCATTTGGTGGGAATACATCAATACCATCAAAAACATAATTGTTTCTGATTTTATATCTATTTGCATCATGTAAAAGAACTCTTACGTTATGACCCTTATTTTGTAGGTCTTTAAGCATATAATGTAACATCCACTCAGCACCGCAATTGTGATCAGGTGGGTAAAGATGTACAGAAGCAACTATATTCATAATTTTAGTATTATATCCGCACCTACTATTTCTCCTTTGTACTGCGGATATTTTATTAGCAATTCAGTATAAAATGTATCACTTATATAATGATTCTCAAATTTAAGTTCTTTTACTTTATATTTATCCAAGTCAATCGTATTTAATATCCTCTCATCACATCCCTCAGTATCAATTTGCAAATAATATATATCATTTATATCATACCATTTGCAAAACTGGTCAAATGTTATAGCACTTACTATAATTGTTTGCAAAATGCTTTTTGGTAATTCTTTTAAATATCTATTCAATGGTTCTCCGTTCTCAATCAGCGAACTGCATCCGTCTAAAAATGCTGAATCCTTTCCAATCCACTCAGGCTTTACATAAGCCATCTCAACACTTCCATCATTATCTGATATAAATAAATTTGATGCTCTTGCGTTTGACAATTGCTTTACATTCTCTTTTAGCTTTTCAAAATAATGTGGTACTGGCTCAATAAAATATGCTTGATAGTCTGTTTCATCTTTTAGTCTATCAAATATATTGTCATGGCTCACACCATCCATTGCACCAATAATAATATAATTTTTCATAGCATCTAATTAAAAAAAGGGGTGGCAAGAATACCACCCCCGATTATACACTTTAAAACAATCAAAACAAGATATTAGATAGCACCGTAGAGAGCAGCAGTAGGTTGGAACTGAAGAAGTTCGCAACGAGCCTCACAACGGAAGGTAATCAAGTTCTTAATGAAATCGTCTTGATCAAACTCTGTGCTACGAACATTCAGACCAGATTGTTGAGCAATGGCAAACTTAGTAGTGTCCATTACATAAATCTTAGAAGCTGTAACCAAAGAATGAGGAATAACAGGGATACCTACGATTCTTACATTACCATTGTTGTCAATAACCATTCCACCAGGTACAGAGTAGTCGGCAGGTTTGGTTTTCAACAAATTGGCCCAACCAGCGTGTGTGGTCAAAGAAAGGTTTGGCATCCAATTCAAAGCACCAAGTTGAGCAACATAATCAATGAACTTCTCAGCAGTGTTAGCACCAGAAGAAGAACCTGCGGTTGCACTTGAAGCGATGGCGTTCAGATAATAAGTATCTTCTGCCTTTTGGAAATCTTCAATCAAAGACTGCTGAAGATAAGCTTGCAAGAATGGCAAGTCATCAATCATCTGACGAGAAACTTTAGCATAACCAGCTATGAATGACAGAGCAGTATTAACAACTGTTACATCATAATCAACTTGTGGTTTGCCATTTCCTTCAGTTTGCTTACCGAAAGAACCTTCACCTACTGGGGTGTTACCACGAGGGAAAGAAACAGAACCGGTAGAAACAGGGATGATGTTGAAAACTGAACGCAGGTGAGGGTTAACATAAGACCTCATGTAAGCGTTGTCAACATAAGAAGTGTAAACAGAACCAGTCAGGTTGTTACCGATGGTCATTACACCAACTGCTTTGGCATCCATTTCGTAGTTAAAACCTTTACCATTGCCACGAGCAGCAGCTTTGATGTCGTTCCAACCTTTCTCAATAGCAGAACCAATTTCGTTCTTAATGTTCATGATATGCTCACCATAAGAAGTTGCAACTTTTGCAGTTTCTTTGGCTTGCAATTTTCCGAAAGCAGCTTTAGCTTCAAGAACTTCTTCTCTTGCTTCAGCAGCAGTCTTGTTAGCTTTAACCAACTGTTCGTTGATTTGCTCAATCCTTGAATCAAAAGCTTTAGCAGCCTTCTCTGTGTTGGCAGCAACTTCTGCCTTCTGCTCTGCGAACTTCGCATCAAGAGCAGATTCAAACTTTTTTAAATCTTCCATTTTACTTTAATTTAGAATTTGTTTAAAATTGATATTAGTGATTGCTCAAGCACCTCGTTGTTCTTTTGCTGCTCCGGTGTTTCTTCAACTGCCTTTGTGCTACTCGTTTTCTCTATCGCTTGTGCAAGTTGCCTAACCTTAATCAGGCAAAGTTCAATTGTTTCATCAGTCACATCACTATTTCTGATAAACTTCTCAAATGTCTTAATTTGTTCTTGAATCTTAGTAGTGTCAGCCAAACTTTTTATCCCCAAAATAGGTGTATATTCATTTGCACCCCAAGCGGTTAGACTTGAACCCTCAAAAAGCATCACTTCGTGTATCTCATTGGCTTCTGCTGCTTTTTGTTCTCTAAGAATCCTAAAACCGATAGAATGTTCACCAATTAGGTCACTCTCAACCATTTTAATAAAGTCTTGACCCAATCTATGGCTTCCAACTTGTGAACGATAGAATAGACCATAGTTATCTTCTTTCAATTCCAATATCTTTCCAAGAGGTTGGCTTGGATCATGGTTGAGCAAATGCTTTACCCTTCCTTTTGCCTCCGGCCCCCAATCTTGGATTGAACGCTTGAAAGCACCTGGCATCATAATATCGCCATCGCTATCAACCATTCCAAATGCACTAAAATAACCACTTACTATTCCTTGCTTTGAGTCAACATCTTTTACGTTGCCATCAAATGATTTGTAATTGTATATCATACTTTTTTTATCTATTTGTTCTAATTTTCTAATTGCCCATTCTATTCCTGCCGTTCCTCCCCATGCATCCCACATGATGCCACCACAACCTTCACTATACGGAACATCTTTATACTGCTGATGCCTTTTAAAGCTTGCCATTCTACCAATTGTATCTCGTGACAATCTCTCACGATTTGCCAATTGATTGGCTCTTGCCCAACCTACTGGTGTACCACAATCACTACCATTCTCTTCTTTATACTTCAATGCTCTTTTTGCATTGTTGCTCGCTGCCTCTGGGTAGTCATTGTATGTTTCTTCTTTCAAGTTAATTCCCTTCTCATCCTCATCCTCTTGTGCAAGATATGCAACGTATGCCCTTTCAGCACTTGCTCTTGAGGTGTACATACATTCCCCATCTCCTATTCTATATTTTCCGTTACCGCAACTATATATCGGCATAAGCTAATTTTGTATTGGTTCAAAAACTATAACATTGTCTTGCTCTGGTAAAGGTACAAAATGCTCAACTTCTCCACTTGTAATAATATCTGGAATGTCATCACCAAATGCTGCACAACCACCACCTATTCTATCAAAGTGTTTACATTTAAAACAAATCAAATTAACTGCTTCCATAGTTTATTTTTTAAAGTATTTATCTATTAGTTTACCTACAAGTGTGGCGTATTTACTTGGGTTAGAACTTAATCTATATTCAGTAAATGATTCAGCCATAAATTCATCAATGTTTGTACTTGCATAATCTCCCAAAGAAATCTGATTAACATTATACATATCTTCTTTAGAATAGTATTCTTTCAATTCTTTTTTATATAAATTATTTATCTTTCTTAGTTCTTTATAATATTTTACAAGTTCTACTGGAGCATTAAATTGCTTTATTTGATGTCTTAATGACATTAAGTGAGCAAATTCATGCACAGTTGTTGCTTGATCTAAATTTTTCTCATCCACTCTACTTTTAAATCTAATTCCTTTGTAATCCTCATTAAAAGTCCTATACTTAGCATCACCTACTCTATCACCAAAATTTGCTTCATAAATTACTCTTCCATCATTTGAGCATCTTACATAACCATAAGATTTAGCTGTACTCTGAAAAGATATAGTAGTTTCATAAGTATTATTTATGGCAGGTGACAATTTATATTGACTTGTTAAAGATTGTAAAGTTTCTTGCCTTTTAGTTAATTGTTCTATTGTCAAATTTTGTGGTATGTTTACTTTGTTAACTTTTAAACTTGTATTATTAGAAAATAAAGATTTAATATTTGATGCTATATCTTCTTTTGTTAATGGTTTTGTTACTTCAATATTTTGGTTAACTACATTTTGGAAATTAACATTAGGTTGAATATTTGCAACTCCCTTTTTAGGTTTCATCACCAATCTACCATTTGCATCACGTTTGGGGATAAAGCCAACTGTGCAACGGCAATTTATAGTAAAACCAGGAGGTGCTGATATGTCACCAGGTTGCATTGCTACAACTGCCTCACCCTTCTTTCCCGTTGATGTAAATGGTTGCTCAAAAGGAACAATCACACCATCCAACTCAACATGATCAAACTCATCATCTGGTATCCTTCTCGTTCTACTATCTCTCGCACTTATCCATTGTTTGTCAACATAGAACCCATGAGCCTCTGCTCCTTTCATCGCCCCAATGTTTGAGCCTCTCATTACTTCTGTCCTCACAATTCTTCTCGCCCTCATGTTAGAATACTCTAATTCCTTATCATCCAAAATAAGCTTTGTAATTTGGTCAACACTCAAACCCTCTGTTACACCATTGGTTGCTATCTCAATTAATCTCTTTTTAGTTGTTTGAGTAATATTGCTAACAAGCACAAAACCTTGTGCCATCAAAAACTCAAGTATCTCTTTAGTCCATTGAGCATTGAATCCAAATGTCTCACCTTTTTGGTTGGCCTCAATTTTAATTGACCTATACACAGCATTGCCAAACAAAACAACACTTTCCTTATACATTTTTTCAAAGACCTTTATCAACTCCTTCTCCCACAAATTTAAACCAAGTTGTGATATAGAAGCACTAACACCATTCTTTTCTATACTCTTAGCAAAGCCTTTAAATTGACCAAATATTGATTCTTGGATTGAATTGATATATTTTTTTTCTATATCACTCCTTATCCTTTGAAACTTCACCCAATATTGCTCTCTTTGCTTCGCGTTCATCTTCAAGTCTTTTTTTATGCCATAACCTCAGTTGGCTCATCATCATCGCCTCAGTTCGGCATTTCCTCTCCGACTTCGTCTTGGGATGAAGAGTCATCACCATTGACCATAGTGTCTGATCCGTTGTCCATGCTGATATTTCCTCCATCTGGTACAGTTAAATCCATTCCAACTTGGTCAAGCCTCACGAGTCCACCATTTACATAGCTATACTCATAAGCACCTTCTTTTTCACTATAATTCATCGCAACCCTCTTCTCATCAAATGTCAACCAGTTCGCATCACGAAGTGAACGAGTCATCCTCTCCATATCTTGTTGCATCTCAGGAAGCGATGTAATATCAAAATCTATGTACAAATCCTCACCATATCTCGGTACAAGCCAAGCGTTCAACTCATCACGCAATTGACAAAGCTTTGGAACGATTGTGTTCGTAACCAAGTCCCTCATTGCGTTCTGATAGTTGTTGTAGCTTGATGTATCTGTGTCAAACAACACAGCAGGCAATCCAAACACCCTACACCATTGATGCATTGACATTTGCATTGTCTTTACCAATTCCATATCAACACTACTCAATCCAAAGTTCAAATAGTCCCAAGGTGTCTGCAACACATCAATCCTACCTTTATTGTCATACCCGTTCACATCATCGTTCAGTTTCCTCTTAATTAAGTTGGCTTGCTCCATTGATGGTTGAGCAGAGATTGAACCCACAACCTTTGGTGTCAACGCACCCTTTGCACCACCATTGAACGCCATCATCGCAGATGCATCAGCAGCAGCGTTGCTCATTCTTAGTGTCTTGTAACTTGCTCTCAATGGAGATAATCCTCTAAGGTGAGTTCTTGTAGATGAATTAAAATCTGGATTCCATGTTTTCCATTGACAAACCCTATCCTTTGCTATGTCAATAGATTTGTCAACCATTAGTTTATACCCAAGGATGCCATATAGGTCATTTGGGTCGGGATATATGTCAAGGAACTGCGTTGGAAGCACAAACATCTCCAACACCTTGCCATCATTGCTTAATCCGGTGTTTCCGTAGATGTTACCCTCTCCACTTAGGAAATGGTAACCAATTAGGTTTTCAAGGAACTGGTCTTGTGCCTGGCTTGGGTTTGGCCTTTCCAAGAGTTTAGCAAGTGGGCCATCCATGACAATATTCTCAGAGTAGGCGTTCTTCCTCGCCATGATGGCTTGCTCATAAGCACCTTGCCCTGCTTGAATTCCCCTTGACAATTGCTTGTACCGCATTAGCGATGTCCTTGCCTTCTCACCATTGTTCAGCTTGTACACATACCAAGGGATGCTTGCCGACTTCCTCGCAAGAAAGCTGACAATGGCATACACATCAGCATTGCCAAGATAGCCATCCATCACATAGGACTCAGTATTGTAATTCTGTAAAACTGCACCATTTATCCCTTGAAACGCAGCAGGGACATTCTGATTAGGACTCAGTCCTTTTTTCTTGCCAAAAATGTCAAATAGACCCATTTTCTTTATATTGCTCCCCAAGTAATTTTAGGGATTGTTAATTTGCTAAAAATACTATATCTTAAAGCATCAAGTATGTGGTCACCAAATTTAAC